ATGTTGCAGGTGGAGGTGGTGCTGGTGGATCTGTTCCAGATAATACGACAGGTGGTGGTGGTGGAGCTGGTGGTTATCGTGCCTCTGGTTTTGGTCCCTCTCCTTTACGAGGCTCTTCTTTAGGTTTATTACCAGGAAGTTATCCAATTACAATAGGAGCGGGTGGAGCAGGTGGAAATCCAGCTGGATCTCCAAGTATATCAGCAGCAGGTTCAAATTCAGTATTTTCAACAATCACATCCGCAGGTGGAGGAGGTGGTAAAAAATATGATCCAGGTGGAGGCGCTCAGTCTCATGCTAATGGAGGTTCCGGAGGTGGAGGAACATCAGGATGTAGTTCAGGTGGAGCGCCTTTAACTGGAGGTACAGGAAATACACCACCAGTCAGTCCACCACAAGGAAATGCAGGTGGAAACGGTATAGCTTGTCATCAACCTTATTCAAGAGCAGGTGGCGGTGGTGGAGCAACTGCAGCCGGAACTGCGGGTGGAAATAATACAGGTGGATGTGGTGGAGCAGGAGCACCAAACACTATCACAGGCTCTGACGTATCTTACGCAGGCGGTGGCGGTGGAGGTGGAGGTAACTCTGGAACTTCTTCTGGCGGTGCTGGCGGTGGCGCAGCAGGTAAAGCTATGGGACCATCAACAACTGGAAACGCTGGAACAGCTAATACTGGAGGAGGCGGTGGAGGTGTTGGATCTCCAAGTTCAGGAATAATCTCAACTGGTGGAACAGGTGGCTCTGGTGTTGTGGTTATAAGATCACCAGCAGGTGCACCTTTATCAGTAGCACCATGTACAAATACTGTATCTTGTGTTGGTGGAGCTACAGTTGCAAGATTCACAGTTTCTGGGACCTTGACAGTTAATTAAAAAATGATATCTTTTTATCAGAAGGTATGAATTTACAAAATTATTATTGGTTTTTTAAATCTGCGCTCACGCCTAGATTTTGTGATGAGTTAATTGAATATGGAAACTTACAACGTGAACAAACTGCTCTAACAGGTGGCCAAACTAAAAAAAGAGAGCAAGGTCAAAAGTTAGATGAAAAAGATATTAAAGATTTAAAACAAAAAAGAGATTCTAATATTGTATGGATGAATGATCGTTGGGTGTATAAAGAAATACAACCTTATGTTCATCAAGCAAACAAAAGCGCTGGATGGAATTTTGATTGGGATTTTTCAGAATCTTGTCAGTTTACAAAATATAAACTTAATCAATTTTATGATTGGCACTGTGATAGTTGGGAAACCCCATACAATAATCCAGATAATCAAAACTCACATGGTAAAATTAGAAAACTATCGGTTACCTGTTGTTTATCAGATCCTAAAGATTACAAAGGTGGTGAATTACAGTTTCAGTTTAGAAACATGGATGATCCAACTATTACAAGAACGTGCACTGAAATACTGCCTCGTGGTTCGATTGTTGTGTTTCCATCTTTCGTATGGCATAGAGTAAAACCAGTAACAAAAGGAACAAGATATTCTTTGGTAATTTGGAACTTAGGATATCCATTTAGATAGGAGAAAGTATGGCGAGAGAAGATCAATTACAAACATCATTTTATTTCCAAACACCAATTTATCATATTGAAATACCTGAATGGGTTGATCACGTTGATAAAGTGTGTAACAAATATATTAAACAAGCTAGAAAAAATAACCAAAAGACAATTAAAAAAAGAGAAAAAGAGTGGAAGAAAAAAGGTTTAGGAGATGTAAATATGTCTCATCACTCAGGATCATTAATTAATGACCCAGATTTAAAAGAGTTTCAAGATTATGTTGGAGCAACCTCATGGAATGTTCTTGATAGCATGGGTTACGATCTATCTAATTATGAATTATTTTGGACAGAGTTTTGGGTGCAACACTTTGCTGATAAAGGTGGCGGACATCACGAAGGTCATATTCACTATGACAACCATATTTCTGGTTTTTATTTTTTACGTTGTAGTGAAAAAACATCAATGCCAGTATTCCATGATCCAAGACAAGCCAAACTTATGAATGATCTCCCACAAAAAAATGCAGATGAAGTAACACCAACTTCACCTTTAATCCATTATAAACCAAAACCAGGCACAATGATTTTTATTCCAGCTTATTTAGAGCATCAATATACCGTTGATCCTGGAGTGGAAGACTTTAGATTTATTCATTTTAATTTACAAGCAGTAAGAAAAATGATTACTGAAACAGTTAGAAACCAAGTTAAAGGAGGAAAGAAAAAATGAGTTTTAAAAAATTAGGATATACCGTTATTAGAAAAGCAGTGGATCCAAAGATTGCTGATTTTGTTTACAGATATTTTTTACTTAAAAGGAAAGTTGCAAGAACGTTTTATGATACCAGATACATCTCACCTTTCACTACAGAGTTTGGTGTTTGGAATGATCAGCAAGTTCCTGAAACGTATTCTCACTATGGAGATATTGCAATGGAGCAGTTATTAGCAGATGTAAAACCTGTAATGGAAAAAGAGACAGGACTTAAATTAATTGAAACTTATTCTTATGCTAGGATTTATAAAAAAGGTGATATCTTACATAAACACAAAGATCGCTTTTCTTGTGAAATATCAACCACTTTAAATCTTGGTGGCGATAAATGGCCAATTTATATTGAACCAAATCCTAAAAAAGGTGGTGTTGGTAAAGATGGTCAATACGTAAAATCAGACTCAAAAGGTGTAAAAGTAGATTTAAAACCTGGAGACATGTTAGTTTACCGAGGCAATATTTTAGAACACTGGAGAGATGCTTTTAAAGGCACTGATTGCGGACAAGTTTTTTTACACTACAACAACGCTAAAACAAAAGGCTCTAAAGAAAATCAATTTGATAGGAGACCACATCTTGGTCTTCCATCCTGGTTTAAAAAGTGATATAGTTTTTTAATGCTAGGGTAGACCTCACCGATCATACCACCGGTCTACCTTGGCACTAAATAATACGAGGTAAATTATGTTACAAAAATTAAGGTTTGCACCAGGAATAAATAAACAAGTTAGTTCGTCTAGTGGTGAGGGACAATGGACTGATGGTGATAATATTAGATTTAGATATGGGATTCCTGAAAAGATAGGTGGTTGGACACAGCTTGGTGATACAAAAATTACGGGCCGTAATACAGCTATCCATCATTTTGTAACAACAGCGGGTATTAAATATGCAGCGCTTGGAACTAATAGAGTATTGTATGTTTATTCAGGTGGTGTCTTCTACGATATTCATCCAATTAAATCAACAACAACATTAACAAGTGCGTTTACAACCACTAACGGATCATCAACCGTTACCATTACTTTTGCTAGTGCACACAATATTGAAAATGTTGGAGATGTTATTTTACTAGATAACTTTTCATCAATCACTAATTCTAATTTTGTATCTACAGACTTTGATGATAAAAAATTTGCAGTCACCACTATTCCATCTGATACGACGATTACAATTACCATGCCATCAGCAGAGTCTGGTTCTGGTGCAACGACATCTGGAGGTATACGAGTTCAGTATTATTATCCTGTGGGTCTGGCATTAGAAACAGCTGCAACCGGTTGGGGTCTTGGACAATGGGGTGGTCGATTATCAGGACAGTTTACGTCAACGCTATCTTCATCTCTAACCGATAGCGCTACAAGTTTAACCATGGCAAGTTCATCTTCGTTCTCTTCATCTGGAACGGTGTTGATTGGAACTGAACTTATTACTTACACAGCAAACGATGACTCTGGAACACTATCAGGTTTAACAAGAGGAGCACAAGGAACTACGGCTGCTGCTCACAGTTCTGGAGCAACGGTAACGGATGCTGCCTCTTTTGCTGCTTGGAACAGTGCTCCATCAGGAGACGTTGTTACTGCACCAGGAATCTGGTCTCTTGATAACTTTGGTAATTTATTAATTGCAACCATTAACGGTGGTGAAACATTTAGTTGGAACTCAGAAGCAACTGCTGCAAACTCAACACGTGCAACAATATTAGCAAACGCACCAACAGCAACTGCTACAACATTAGTCTCTACACCAGACAGACACTTAATATTTTTTGGAACTGAAACAACGATTGGTACAAAGTCAACTAAAGATCCAATGTTTATCAGGTTCTCAGATCAAGAAAGTATTGATGCAACCACATCGTATGCTCCATCATCAACCAACACTGCCGGTACACAGAGACTGGCCGACGGATCACGGATCGTTGGAGCCATTCGTGGTCGTGATGCAATCTATGTTTGGACTGACACGGCATTATTTATTATGCGTTTTGTTGGACCACCATTTACATTCTCGTTTCAACAAGTTGGAACGAATTGTGGTTTGATTGGACAGAACGCTGCTGTTGAAGTTGATGGAACAGCTTATTGGATGTCAGAGAATGGTTTTTTTAGATATACTGGTAAACTAGAATCATTACCGTGTTTAGTTGAAGACCATGTTTACGATGATTTAAATACAACACCAAGACAACATATCAACGCTGGACTGAATAACTTGTTTGGTGAAGTGATGTGGTTCTATCCAAACGCTGGATCAAACACAGTTAATCGAATGGTTTCTTATAATTATTTAGACTCAACAGCGGAAAGACCGATCTGGTCAATTGGCACATTAGACAGAACCGCTTGGTCTGACTCTGCAATTTTTGGTAAACCGCATGCAACAGATTATGATGATAGTTCAAATGTAGATTCAACATCAACAACCTATGTACAAGGTAATCAAGATGGTTGTTCTGTTTACTATCAACATGAAACAGGACTTAACCAAGTTTTAGCAGGACAAACCACAGCGATTGCTGCAAATATTAAATCAGGTGATTTTGATATTGGTCAGCGTGAAGGACTACAAGGTGATGGTGATACCATGATGAGAGTTAGTCGTGTGTTACCAGACTTTTTATCACAAACAGGAAACGCAAAAATACAATTAGATTTAAGAGATTTTCCAAACGACACTGCAGCAAGTTCATCACTTGGTCCATTCACTGTTAGCCCTGCTACACAAAAAATAGACACACGAGCTAGAGCTAGATTTATAGCACTCAAAGTTTCTAATGATTCTACAGATCAGTTTTGGAGACTTGGAACATTTAGAATCGATTACAACTCGGATGGTAGAAGATAATGGCTAAAATCGTACAATCACTTACACAACCGAATCAAGAGTATGATGTCATTACAGCAAGATCACTGGTTCGTGATATTGATGGTATTGTACAAAAATTAAATACAACGTATCAACAAGACTTGAAGGATGAAGTTGAAGCACAAAACTTCTTTTTAAATTAATGGCTAATACATTTATTAACAAAAAAGCAGATCTAACAACAACGAACGCAACCACACTTTACACGGTTCCTACTGCAACAACCTCGGTGATTAGATCTATACTGGTGTCTGAAGACTCAGGGAACGCGGACACCATAACGGTGACCATTACTGATACATCCGATGCAGTATTTAGTTTATTTAAAACAAAGTCCATTAGTGCAAATGGGACAACAGAATTACTAACAAATCCACTAGTTGCTACAGAGTCTGAAGTTATAAAAGTGACTGCAGCTACAGCAAATCGACTCCATGTGGTGTTATCAGCCCTAGAAATCAAGCCTAGAGAGGTAACAACATAGTGTTGATTTATCCTGTAAAAACTAGTAGATATATAGGTTCAGGTGAAATCCCTGCAGTTTAGTTAAGATGACAAACAACGATATGCAGGTGATTATCGGTTTATATAAAAAATTTGACCGATACAAAGAAAACACCAACGAAGAATTGTATCAACATGTCCTGCCATCTTTTCAATTAAAACAATATAAAATACACAAAGACGGAGACAACGTGATTGCTTTTACAAATTGGGCTTTTTTAAATAAAGAAGCTGAAAACAGATATGTTAAAACTGCTGAGTTAAATCCAGAAGATTGGAATAGCGGAAATAGACCATGGCATATTGATACTTTATGTATTGGCAACATTTTAAAAGTTCACCGTTGGACTAAAAAATATTTTACAGATTTATTAGGAGCAAACAAAACAGTGAGTTGGTTAAGAGTTTTAGCTAACGGAAAAATTAAAAGACAAACAAGAACTTTAACAAAAAAAATATGGGA